ACCATTTCCCTACACGACGCTCTTCCGATCTTGTAGATAGAGGTATTGACCCAGACCGTATGGTGATTGTGCCTGTTACGACTGTTCAAGAGTTTCGTACACAAGCCATTAAGGTATTAGACCGATATATGGAGCAGGACGTGGATATTCGTAGACCGTTGTTCCTATGTTTAGATAGTTTGGGTATGTTGTCTACTACCAAAGAGGTAGAGGACACAACAGAGGGCAAAGAAACCAGAGATATGACACGAGCACAAGTCCTAAAAGCGGCGTTCCGAGTACTGACGCTAAAACTGGGAAAGGCGAAAGTTCCTATGGTTGTGACCAATCATACTTACGATAGCATGGGTTCTATGTTCCCTACGAAAGAAATGGGTGGTGGAAGTGGACTGAAATATGCGGCTTCTTCGATTATATTCCTATCCAAGAAGAAAGAGAAAGACGGTACAGAAGTAATCGGTAACATTGTCCATTGTAAGAATCATAAGAGTCGTCTGACCATAGAGAATAAAATGGTTGATGTACGTCTGACATATGACAAAGGATTAGACAAATACTATGGTCTATTGGAGCTTGCAGAGAAATATGACATATTCAAGAAGGTTTCTACACGATATGAGATGCCTGATGGTGCAAAGTTATATGGTAAACAAATACTCAATGACCCAGAGAAGTATTTCACCAAAGAAGTTATGGATAGAATAGAGGAAGCAGCACAGAAGGAATTTACCTATGGCAATCATTAAGACGATAGAAGACTGCTGTTCTCCTATGTTTCTGGAGTTTATGAAGTATCAGGCGCAAGAGAGTGAGAACTGGAGTATGAAATATCCTAGAGGTGCTGACGTACCGTTTGAAAAGAAGCATCTGAAACTAGAACTTCTCAAGGGCACAAATGCACAACGTCCTGAGAATAATACTCAGTTAGGGGGTATGGCCATGAGTCTTCTTCTGAATATCTATGAGAAAGAACCGAAGTATTTCTATCCAGAGATACTATTCTGTGGTATATCCCTCAAGGACAGACACAGAGAGGACAATTATCATACCGACCATGTAGATGATGCTCTGAAAGACCAGAAGATTGTCAAACTACTCGGTGTACTGAACTCTGATTGGGATTGTAAGGTAGATGGTGGCGGATTTACACATGGTGGGGAAACATATCCCCTCGTACCATGTGATTTCATACTATTTGACCCTAGAGTTACACACAGAGCTGACGATATCCTATCCGACAAGAAAAGAATTGCAATCGACTTTACATTAAAGGCACAGTAATGAAACCAAAAATAGTAGATAATTTCCTTGACAAAGAGCATTGGAACACTATACAAGAGTGTGTCACATCTAATGCCTTTACATGGACATTTGTAGATACACTCAATTATGCTCAGACAAATGATGATGCGTATTTTGCTCACATCTTTTATTTGCCGACTAAACATCACCTCTCACCGTATTATGATGTGATAAAACCGATTATGAATAAAATACCCCATGATGGTATATTACGCATCAAAGCCAACATGTACATGCGTGAAAAGACAGTAAGAGAACATGCTTCACACATTGACTATGATGCGAGTCATCTTGGTGCAATATATTCTATCAATACATGTGATGGTTATACTCGTATAGGTGATACAAAGGTAGAATCCGTTGCCAATCGTATCGTATTCTTCGACCCCTCACAAAGGCATGCAAGTACTGGTTGCACAGACCAACGTAGGCGACTGAATATAAATTTAAATCTTATACAGCTAAACCGTACATTAATAGAAAATGATATTACACACAGGTAGTACGCCAACGTAGAACTCTTTCTAAACGTCTACGTCTGCGTTCTTCTATTAGTTTTAGATATTGCATTAGTGTTTGTTTTGACATAACACACTCCTTCTAAAGAGTGCGTTCCTTCCCCTAGATTGGGTACTTCCGTCTATATGATGAACGTAATACTATTTAGTATTACCATTGTCTTAATGTGTTAGAAATTATTGCAATACATGTAATAATATGTAAAATTACCCATATTGTTCGTATGATTGCAACCTTATCTGCCTTATCGTCTTCGTTAAATGCTTTGATACCGATTGCTTTGCACCAATATTTCCACAACATTCTAATGTCCAGGCCCCATGTAGAAATCTTGTTCTTTTTCTTCAAATGAATGATATACAAGCACATGTGTATTACAGTTAGGGCAACTGAAATTACTGACGATATCGTAATCGTCTTCGTCATCTCCGTCATGGTCACCGCCATGTATTAATTCTGTTCCACAATGTATACATTTAGTCATTTAATGTTATCCCTTTGTTTTGTTGTTGTGTTTCATGTGCATTAACAATATTAAAAGATATACTACGTCTTTCACCTTTACCGTCTACACTACGAAATGGATACACTTGATGAGGTTGCATGCCTGGAAATAAATATAATTCACCTACTTTTGGATTGACATTAAAGTTACTAACACAGTAACGTCTATCTAGACCAGCATTATTGGTAAAGACAAGTGAGCCGTCATCTCTGCGTTGTTTATGGGGTTTTGTCGTGTCTTTTTTATCTTCTTTGTATTCTGGTATCTTTAGATATAGAACGCCTGATACTGCAGCTGCTGGGTGTGTATGTATTGGATTGTATTCTCCATCTCTTTGAGATACTGTCCACATACTAATAAATTGCACATTCAAATCTTCTTTTTTTAAGTTCCATGATGGCTCCCAACCAAATCCTTGATTGTATTGATTAAATAACCACTCACGACTACAATTTATTAGAAAGTTTGGTATGTTTGTAGGAAGTTCTCTTATGTTTATTTCTAGTTCTTCGTCTACTTGACCTACAAGATTTTTACCATAACTTGGCGTGTCTGGATTTTCTCTCATTTTATCTGTGTGTTCTATAAGTCCTTGTGTGATATTATCTGGCATGGCAATTCTGTATATCAAATTAGACCATGGCTGTATAGCTTCAATCTTTATTGTTTCACTCATCTTGGTTCTTTCATAAATGATGGTATGGGTTGATTTCCAAAAGAGGGTGTCTTTACTTGGAAGTTCATAACTTCTTGTGCTTCCTCTCTAGTCGTATGTCTAGATATAATGGAATTAGTTTCAGTTTCAATAACAACATAAGGTGAGTCATTATTACTTTTTACAAGTTCTACTTTAAACTTTGAATTCGGTTTTTTCATATTTTTCAGCCTTTGATTTAATCCCAAAACTGGTTTTATCAAAGCCTGGTACATCTTCTTTCTGTCCATTATTGACTAACTCCTTTTGTGCATTATTTTCAACATCATACAACCTCATCTTCGCCCTATCAATACCCACAACAAATCTCTTGTTTGCAGTTGGGTCATTATAACGATTTTTTAGTTGCTTCACTAATATTTGGTTTAGTCCATCTAATTCCTCATTACTAATGAGTGCAAACATGAAGTCAGCTGTTGCTGGTAAACCAAAACTTTCTGAGGTATCTTCTAGACCTACGTCTGAAGATACAAATCCTGTACGAGTTGTCTGTGTTGCAGACATAAAAGGCACATTTGTTTCTACTGCTAATCCACGCAGTTCCTCTGCGATTGCTTTTATATACATATACGAATTAACATTCTGTGAGCCTCTAAATCTACTTGATGCACATATATTCAAATAATCAATAAATACGATATCTGGTTTAAACGATTTCTTAATCGCTAATTCTTTGATTAAACCTCTGAAGTGACTACTATGAGCACTTGCAGTTGGGTATTCTTTTACGATAAGTTTACCAGATGTTTTCTTTGTAATCTTGGTAATCTTATCTTGAAACATTTTCTTTGGCAAATCATGTAAATCTTCCATAGAGATATTCATTAGATTTGCGTCTATTCTTTCTGCAATCCTTTCTTCTGCCATCTCAAGAGTAATGTATAATACATTCTTACCTTGCGATAGACAGTTTGCAGCCACATGGCACATGAATAGAGATTTACCTACTCCTGTTCCAGCGAGTGCAATGTTCAATGTCTTTGGTGGTAAACCACCCTTTGTAATCCTATTAAAAAAATCTAGGTCAAATGGTATCTTTTCTTCTACTCTGTGGTAATAGTCAAAACGATTGTCACTATCGCCCAAGTAGTCGTGCCCAACGCTAGAATCAAAAGAAACCCCAAGAGCTTCTGTGAGTATTTCTGGTATTGCATCTGGTGTTCGTTTGCCATCTTTCCCATCTATAATCTTTATACCATCTACGATTGCATTGTAGATAGCTTTGTCTTTACAAAACTTTTCTGTCGTGTCAACTAACCAATCAAAATCCACGTCTGAGGAGTCAAGTGATTGAATAAGTTCTACAACCTTTTTGTGTTCTACTTCTGATAAATCCTTCCTACTCTCCAACTCTATCTCTAGAGTGGTCTTGGTAGGCATCTTATTATATTTATCAACAAACTTAGCTATTTCTTCAAAAACAACTTTTTCTTCCCTCACATCATAATAATGTTCTTTGATGAAAGGTAAAACTTTACGAGCATATCTTTCGTTTGATATAAGATTACTTAATGTTGTTTTTTCAATTGTCTGATTCAAGTTTGTCTTCCTCCTCATACTGTCTGTCTATTATGTCAACTAATATATCACCGATTAGTGTTGTCCACTCAGTATTCTCAAACTGAGCTCTTGATAAACCATTGTTATCTAATATATCAAATTTAAATCTAAAGGGTAGATTACCATCTGCATCTTCTTTCTCTGCAATGGATACGTCAGAATACTTTAACACCACACCAGCAAATTTTCCACCCTTGATACCTATGCAAGTCTGGTCTTCTTTTTCGGTTGTTAGATATACATATTTATCTCTAATTCCCATGATAATGTAAATAACTCCCTACGATATATTTTGGTTGTACTATTGGTTTCATTCCTTGATGTAACCAAGGCCACGCTGGTGGAAACATTAGTAATGAACCTTGTCTACAAGGTGAAACTATATCCGATATACTAGGGAATACTGTACCACCTTTTTCATTAGTTGTCAAGTACAAAAAGAAAACTAAAAATCTAGATATATTTTTTGATGCATCTACATCTACATGAGGTGGAAATTCATCGCTGTCATTTGGTAGATATCTTTTCATTCTTATCGGTTCTAATGAATACTGCTTTGGCCATTGATTTTCTTTTATGTCAAAATCTTTTTTGTATTTTACAATGTGGTCTGTAAAAACATTTAATAAAGTTTCGGATTCTGTTTTCCATTCTATGCTCTGTGAAAAATTTATCTGGGTAAAGAATGGTTTACCTTCAGGCCAAGTTTGCTGTTGAGTTTTGGAACTCTCAAACTTTTCCACTAAGTTATCACAAAATGTTTTATCAACAACATCTCGATATATCTTAATATAATTTTGCATACTTTTCTCCGATTATGGTGCCACAAGTAGGAGTCGAACCCACGACCTGATGATTACAAATCAACTGCTCTACCAACTGAGCTATTGTGGCATACTTAATCACTAATTGCTTCTTTAACTGCCGTTTCTTGAGTTTCTGGTCTAGTAGGCATTTTATTTGTTACATAGTTAAACACTAACATACAACGTGTTTCTCCATTGATAGAGGTAACACCAGAATGACGTGAGTTTGATGGAAATGTGATAAGTCGTCCTTTATGTTGTCTTGCACGAAAAGGTCTCTCATCAATCACTACATCTTCCCAGTTTTCAAATTCTAGATACCCACACTTGTAATCTTGACAATTATCTCCATTGACATGATATACAGCTGTCATAGCACTTTCACACTCATTGTCTGTGTGATATCCATAAAATTGATGTGTTGTTGTAGAAGTGGTCATGTATGCAGTAACACGCAAAAATGCCACAGCTTTTAACAAATCTGTAACTGGTTTTATTAGTTCCCACATCTCTTTATTTGTTTCGAAGGGGCGTTGTGCATTGAATAAATCTTTTGTAAATTCATAATGCAGTTCACCTTTAGTTTCTGGAAATTGGTAAAACTGACCTATATAATTACCTTCTTCTAATTGATTTTTGTCTTTTAAACGATAGTGTGAATTGTTCCAAAAATTCATATCAATATTAGGATTTGGTACGATAAGTTTTTCTAGTTTGTCTTCACATTCTGCACCAGCATAACCATCATAAATTCTTATGTCACGTCCACTCATAATAACTCCCTTAATGCGTTCCAACTAACTGGAAACTGTTCTCTACACAATTTATCTATATCGTTTGCAATGTCTTGTGTTTCTTTCTGTGCATCTTCTTTACATCTTAAATTACACACTCTTGCAAACGCCATAAGTGTACCACTCCAATACCATTCCGTCATCATACTCTGTGGTAACACCATACGAGCTTGTTCTGGACAAACTCCTTGTTCAAGTAAGTATCTGTAAGTATATGTACACATATTAATGTAATCGTCTTGTATATGTGTGCTAATATCAATAACTTTATCACTACTTCCTTGTTTTTTATTATCTGGACTACCTCTCCACTCATCTACAAAATGAAACTCTGGGTCTGAGTCAACATATCTTCGTGACACTTCATTCCACACAAGTCCAACTTGATGTTTGACTAATTGACGTGCCACAAAGACAGGGGCAGTAATATGAAATTGTAATGATGCGTGTCCGAATGGACTCCAATGATTGTGAGTAGCAAGATAATTGATAAGTTTAGTGTCTTTATATAAATCAAATTCTTTTTGCTCTTTTGCAAATGACACTCTGGCTGCGTTGACAACAGATAGGTCTGTTCCCATGTGGTCTATCAATTTAACACTCATAACAACTCCGTAATTACATAAAAAAATAAACTGATAATAAGTGCAAGTGGAAATGCCCAGTTAATCCATAACCACTTATCTTTCTCTTGTTTCACAAACCACTTGCCTGTGGTTCTTAACCTTCTACGTCTTTCTTTGTCCAAGGCCATTGTATGTGTATTCCTAAACGATTGTAGTATAGATACTTATAGGGTATCAAACTCCATAGAATATTTAATTTTTTAAGTGATGGTTTGTCGTTCCAATTCCAACACTCATATATTCTCCAACGTATTTTAGCCATACCTACAACTGCTGGATAAGATTCTTTTATCTCTTTCTCTAACCACTCTTTACTAAAAGGTTCTAATTTTTTCATAATACAAAAAACCTAGTATACTTTGACATAAGAAAAATCAAAAGTCCAAACCAAAAAACTATCCAAAGAATAACAAAACTATTTCTCATTGTTCCTTGCATAGATAGCCCATAATACTCCTATTGCAACTATACCTATCAATCCTTCTTCACCTAACTCAGCTACAAGGAACACAACATTCTCTATGACTGGTGGGAAGAATGGTGTATAAACACCAAATAGTATTTCTGCAACGATACTCAATGCGATTAAGCAAATACCTAC